TTCTTCACGAACTTCCTGCTCTCCAAGTGGTAGGTCAGGATGACTTCCGCGAACTCCTTGACTTCAAGCGGCGCGTCCGCAGGGTCCGAAGCTGGCGCGCTATTAGGAATTTCGAAATTTCCCCAGACTTCGTAGAGCGTAATCGGCCAGTCAACGTGCGCAGCCTCACCTTCTTTATGCTGAGCTGCCAGAGCGTTCGTATCTCTCGGATCTTTCCTCGGAGCAGCGTGCTGGCGAATCTCTTCCACATGCTCATACTGCTGCGCGTCTGCGATGCGTTTGAGCTCTCCCGTGGTATATCGCAGACGCATTGCCCACCAGGGTAAGCTGTCCCAGTCGTCGAAGCCCGTAGGCGTGATCACGTCAGACGGACTTGGTGAGTACCAGACCGGGCCTTCGTAGTCGACAACCTCCGTCTGAACAATCACTCCTGCAGCATCATACCCGTGGTGAGTGCGTTTCTGGGACACCCACATCGGTTTGATATACGCTTCTCCATCCTTCGCGAGGTCGAAGAAGATACTTCGCATCTTATCACGGGCACCTGACGTCGTGAGGAAGAACTCCGCCCAGTCACGAATGTCCTTCTCCTGCCACTCACTCGTCTTCGACTTGATCTCGATCTCAATCGGACTCTTCACTGCGAAGACGGACTTCATCAGCCGGGCCACAATAGCATCCACAACAACAGAAACAAGAGGAACAACGACGTTCGAGCACCCCTCCCAAGGGTATTCCTTCTTCGCAACTTCAGGCACCGCCTTATACGCAGTCTGCAGCTTCGCAAGCCACTCTTCCCTCTCCCGATGCGCCGGGAGAGCAGTGTTCAGCACCGTGAAGACCTGCTCTTCCAGCGCCTTCTCCTGCTCTTCCGTCAGCTCAATCTTAGTTGTCGCGAGCTCGGGCATGTGACTTCTCAAACCTCGAAGGCGTCTTACTCGTTTTGTAAAACACCGACCCCACTTCCGGGCGCTTCCCGCCCGTCTTCGCGATGACTCCGCCAATCGTCATCGGACGTGCGCTGCGCTTCTCCGGCCTCGGCTGCTCATCCCGTTCATGAGCTGCCTTCTTCGCCTTGCGCTTCTTCGGCTTCTCTTCCGTCTCCGGCAATTCATCGTCTTCCTCGTCCTTCCGTGCGAGAGCGTGCTTCTTACTCATACAAACCTCGTCCTGGATGCTGTGGACTTCTCTGAGGTGGGGTTCCCCCACTAATATGAGCTTCCCCACGCTTGGTAGTAAGCTTTTCCACACTTCGTGTGCTAGTACCCTGTTACTGTTGAACGTGTCGCTAGTTTTCGATCCTCAACTGCCTGCAGATACCGATCGCCTTTTCTCCGAACCACGCTCGACCCCTGCTGGGCCTCTCCTGCCTTCCCAAGAAGCGAGAGGCACGCAGCTGCGGCGTCAAGCAAGTCCTTAGTTGGGAAGACGGGGAATCCTCGGATCTCCTCAACGAAGTCGGATAGTCCCCGTCGAATATAGAGATCGTGAGTTTCGACGAACGGGATGAGCGAACGGATTCTCGCATCCTTCTCACCCAACGGAGCCTGTCCTTCCACTGGGAAGTGGTAGTTCATCTCCTTCATACGAGCGTAGAGCGGGAAGATGAGAATGCGCTGAAACCCAGCATCCTCGACAGCGGCCTTGGCGACACGAAACTTCTGGTGCATGCCGATGTACTTCGAGTACATGAACGACGGATTCTTGAACTCCGCATACGCATCCAACAGAAACAACCGTCCCCGATTATCCCTCCCCATGCAGCACATGGCATTCCGTGACCGGCGTTTCATCTCTCGCTCGGTCAAAGCAGGATCCCAGAAGAGCACGCGGGTAAGAGTGTCGAAGTATACAGTGTCGAACTTCGCTTCGTCCGTGTCTTCGATAACGATGTTCCCTTCCTTGTCGAACTCGAAGAATCGCAGATCCTTCTCCCGGAACTCAGCAAGTGCGGGATCGCGCGGATTGTTCATATACAACATGGAGTACATGAACGACCCTTGCTTCTTCTTGATGCGCTCACACGATTCCGGCGGGAACAGAGCCGGGAAGAAGTAGTACGTCTTATTGCTTTCCGGAGCATCCCGCTCCAGATCCATGTTATACACGGGAAGCTTTCCCGTCTCCTCCGCGATGCGATTGTCGTACTCGAGATCCTCCCGCGTCCAGTGCAACGGACGAGTGTAGAAGCCGTACGACTCCGATTCATTCTCCCGAATCTCGTTGTAGAGATCGTCAATGCCCCAACGCGTTCCGACCAGAATGTCAATCGCACTCTGCTCATCTACGAAGAGGCTTTCCGCCGACTTATAGAACGACTTGACTTTGTCGCGGACCGTTGGTTGCTCAAAGCTCTGTTTGTCTTCGAGGTCGTCCTTGATTTGTATAGTGTAATGTCTCGACACAATGTGAGAATCAACACCGGCTGCTTCAATCGTGTCTTCACCATACATGCCCTCACGTGGGAACAGCAAGTTCGAGTTCGTCCACGTAGTGCGGGCGAGATCCGGAATGATTTCGGGGTACAACCAGGGCAGCAAACGATTCCGTTCGACCTGCTGCTTGATCGACATGATCTGCTTCTGTGCGTTCGTACTCGCACTCGAACACAACAGAATCCGATGCTCGCATCCCGGTAACCCCATCAACTCGTCCTGAATGAGGTACCACAACGGGAGCGACTTCGAAGCAATGGTGGATTTGTAACAGTCACGGGGAACCAGAAGGGCTTTCCGAAACGGAACAAGCGGAGGAGGATTCGGGTTCTGAATAAAGTTGCACATCGCGAGATGCGGATCCTGAGCCAACTTATCCCAGCCCAGAATCGCAGTGGCAAAGAAATACAAACTCTTCTTCCCCATCTGCCGCGTCCGCTCGCGCAGTTCATCCCCCTCCGAACTCGTCGGTGGAGCAATGCCCAGGTCCGCGAAGACCTTAGCGGCTGCTTTGTTCGATAATATCTCCACTGGGGAGAAGACCGGCCTCTCTTCCTCTCTCGAGGAAAATCTGAGCAACGTTGTCCCCAATGTTCAGGATGAACGGGCGCTGGGTATCACGCGATCGAGGAGCGTGACCGGCCCGATCAAGAAGGTCCTGAGCGATCTGCGCAGCGAGTTTCTCATCGTCGGTATGCTCGGCGATGTCCATCAAACTCTCGAGCATTTCATGCGCGTACTCACTCAACGTACTCGCAACTGACTTAATCGGCTTCATCGAAGGCGGGATGTCATCCACCGTCTTCTTCACCAACCAATTCTCATACCGCTGATACGCGGGGTCCTTACTCCACTTCAAAATCGTGATGTAGTTAAACCCCAGAGCATTCGCAAGCTCTTTCGCACGGACGTTCGGCGCCTGCATTCGCATCTGCGCCATCAGCCTCCACTCATGCCGAACAGGCTCGGGGTACTGCTCGGTCAACTGCGAGACCGGAATCCCCTCCGCCCGTGCGAGTTCGTTCATGCCCTCATTCTACGGCAGTTCCCGAAGCAAACACACGCACCGTTTGAATGCCTGAGCTCATTTAGGCGGTCATACGTGAAAGGCCCATACTAAAGTTGGAACCTCTCCATGTTTGGGGGTATGGGGATGATGATTTATGATATATAAGAATTAGCTTGTATATCTTCGTAGTTAGGTAGGTTGATCATGAATGAGTATACCATCGTTGATGTGGCTGAGATGAAGATCCGTAAGGGCACCAAGGAGCCGTGGATCGAGATTGTCGTGAAGAAGAAGGATGGTACGCTGGTGAAGCTCATCGCGCGGAAGGTGAGCAGGTTCTGGAGCGAGAAAGACGAGCCGGAAGGCGAGTTGATCTAGCTAGGGGGGAAGGCCGAGAGGGAGAAATCCCTCTCGGCTTTTTTGCTGGTAGCTCCAGGCGCAGCGCCCGCCAGAGAGGCCGAGCCCACCAGAACCGCTGTGTTGGGGATTTGGGGATGTTTTGTTATGAGGTGAGAAGTATGGAAGAGATGACTAAGCGTAGGAAGCAGATGACGGACGTAGTGGATCTTCTCGTGTTCCTGTTGTCGGTCAAGGACGAGAAGCTCTTCGGGATCCTGTTGCTGATGGCAGAAACCGGGGCAGAAGCCGGTGTGCCGCCGCAGGAGATCCAGAGGGTCCTGAGGAAGCTCCCGATGTTGGACAAGCGGGAGGGGGGAAGGCTGCAGTAAGGATTCACCTCGGGGAGAGCGTAAGTTGCTCTCCCTTTTTTTGCTCTAAGTTCCTAGAGACCGCGCCCGCCCAATAAATTGTTGGCACGCTATTGGGAGTTTGGGGATGTTTTGGAGTGATGTTAGATAATTATGTTTAGCATCAAGGAGGATAGTATGGCAGTAGTGAAAGCAACACCAACGACGTTGGACGGCGTGAACGATGCGAAGAAGGGCCTGGAGATGCTCGTCAAGAAGTACGGCGAGGCAACGGCGGTGCAGATGCTGCAGAGAGGCGAGTATGACGTTCTGTATCGGGCAGGGCGTCGGGACGTCGTGAGTGCACAGCGGAAGGAGCAGAAGGCGAGACTGGATCGGCTCGAGACCGAGTTGGCTCGTCGGGACAAGATGATCGAGGAGCTGAACGCCAAGCTGAAGAAGTAGGCGGGGGAACGAGAGCCTGGAGACTGCATATCTCCAGGCTTTTCGTCCTGAGAGGAGGAACGGATGGAGTATCTCCTGTGTATCAACTTCCGGGAAGGAACATCGCATGAGGCGATTGGGCAGTTCCTGGACAAGCTGGAATACCCTTGGGAGTGGGGCGAGGTGAACGTGAGCGTAGCGAGGTTGGTCATCGTGCGGTGCGAGGACCTGGAGATGTTAACAGCGAAGTTGAGGACGGTGCCGGATAGGAATATCTGCACGGCATTCGGATTCATGAGAGCAACAGACGTCGAGCCGTTCGACTGGAAGAAGGTCGGCGACGGTAAGACAAGAATGGAGAGTGGATCATGAGCATGAAGCAACCGTTGTACGGAAGCGTAGCGTCGGCGGAGACCGTTCGTCCGGAGAAGAAGAAGAAAGTCTACGTGGTGAACTTCACCTGGGGGAACGATTACGGCGACAAGTGTCCGGAAGTCCGGAGCATCACGATCAACGTGATCAATTGCGAGAACAAGTTCGATGCGTTGAAGACGAGCTACGACCTGGTCAAGGAACTCGTGAACGACGTTGAACCGGATAAGATGGACGTCCGGAGCAAGGACACGTGCGGGTAGGAACGTCAGCGGGAGAACAGCAGAACATCGCTGTTCTCCCGTTTTTTTGCTACAAACGCCAGGCGATCCTCCCCTAGTCCCTCCCAGTTCCCGGCCTGCCGCGCCCACCCGTTTTCGGGTGAACCCATCTCGTTTTCCCGTTTTGGCACCAGCGGCGCCCAACATTTTCGGGCGTTTCAAAACTGGTGTTACAACCCTCGGACTGTCCGTTGCCGCCACGATCCACAACAGCAGGAATGCTTTCCAGATTTCGACTGTCAACGCACGGCCTTCTCGCACGGTTTTCCGTGCTTCGGATGGAATTTCCCCACGAACAAGTGCGAAAAGACGCAAAAAGGCACGTTTTAGGCCCATCCACATGAGCAGTGTTCCCTAATTTTGGACATCAAACGTGAGCGAGGTTAAACTGTTGAAAACAAAGGAGATAGTGCTGGGTGGCGGTATTTGCATTGTGTATGGTGAATATGTTGTGTGTTTCAGAAAGAGATGATGATATCCTTTTTAACAGAGAGATGAATATCGAAGAGAAGGCAGCAGGCAAGTGGCAAAAACAGTTGGGAAGTCTTTTGTTTGCAAGGGGATACAGAGAGTGGGGTTTGGAGAGAATGCCATGCAAAACGAGTCACTGTGTGAGAAGGAAAATGCATGTTGATTTCCAGATTAAGGCTGAGGTATAATGGCTGTTGAGATGGAGGTGTTATGGAGACGGAAATGAGAGAGTGGGAGACGGGAACGCTACTCGCGGTGACAGCGGACCTTAATGGACATATTTCGGTAGCGTGGGTACCACCCACCACAGCGCCTGAGGATCATATCGTCATGCCCGACGTGGTACAGTGTGTGGTGAATGAGGAGACGCGATGGATCTCACTGAGGTATGGGAGGAAAAGCGGAAGTACGGTGAGGATGGAGGGGTCTGTGATAAGGATCTTGTTGGATAATAAGATTCGGTCGATCCTACCTCCGAAGTACTTTATACGCTCCCGCACTGGAGGACGGGTATGTGTTCGAGAGGATGGAATACAGATTCCAGTGTTAACGTTGATTGGGAAGACGTTTATGATTGAACGTCCGAGTTGGGTAAGCACGAACAAGTGTTGGGAGGAAGGAACAGATAATGTGATCAGTGAGAACGATAAGGTAATTGCCGGAACCAGAGAGTATTATAGAAAATACCAAGAGAAGATGAAGGAGGAACGACGCACCACTAGGGAGATAAAGCAACGGCAATCATCGGAAGAAAGGATTCGTGCAGAGATGGAGGTGAAACGTCGTGCAGAGGAGATGAAGCAAGAAGCGATGAATGACTTCGATAACCTCCTCAAAGACCTCAAAAAACTCGGGGGCGGGGGGCCGCTGTCGCACTGAAGTTCCGCTGCACCGTCACCCGAAACAACGGTCTTGATTTTCGGGAGCGAAGTGAGGTATAATTTTCATAATGATCAAACTCACCCAACACAAACCACAACCACCCAAATCCCTGGCGCAGTACCTCCGTGAGCTTGAGGCAGGCCGGTGGATCGTGTTTCCAGACTCACCAACCGAGTGCTGGGGACTCTGTGCGCGGTGTTACTCGTTGAAACCAGCGTTTCACCTCTACCTGGTGATTCGTCCTTTCGGAAAGGGGGAGGAATGGCGATGTGAGGAGTGCGGCGGAACTCGTGTCAAGACCAACTAGGAGGTGACAGATGGCAAGTTTCTGTAAGCAGTGCAGCGAACGACTCTTCGACAAGGACTACGAGGACTTTGAGGGGATGTCCACAGTCATGGACACCGCAGCGGGGATGTACACTCTCACGATCTGCGAAGGCTGCGGACACATCCAAGTCGACCACACTGGGAAGTGCATTTCCCCAGATTGCCTCGATCCGAATCACGACGGTAACATCCGTCCAATTGTTGAGCGGGTTAACAAGCCCGCAAGGTGGTGAGAAGATGAACTACGTATGGAACTTCGAAAACGTGAAAGTCGGGAGCATCACCACGAACCGGTGGGACGCACAGCAAATGTGGACGAGCGGCTTCGGTGTCTGCTACCACAAAGGGACTGACTCGGACGACCTCTTCCAGTGGGAAGCGTGCGCGCTCCCGCTCGGATGGTATATCGTAATCACGCGGAACACCGGCAAGGTGGGAGAATTCCAAGGCTCCACGTTCAACCTGCCCTTGGAAATCTCCGCGGCCGCACGGAGGCTCCTGTGAGATGCCGACTCTGCTACTTTGACCCGTGCGCGTGTGGGAAGGAAGACTACGCACTCACACTCACCCACGAAGACACGTTCCTCCTCGGTCAGGCGTGGATCTCCTTCCGCATGGGAGAGATCGACCAAGCCATCAACCTCACACTTCCGAGTACGGACGGATCGAACGTGCAATTCCTCGATCTCCATAAGCAGTACGCTCCGCTCATCGCCGAGATGAACAACCCCACTCCGGAGAACGACCCCAACGTCGACGAGAGCGGGGACGTCTACGACTGGTTCTCCCAACGTTTCGCCAACGCGCTTCTCGAATGGGCGATCGAGATGGGAATCAACGTTCGCGACCTGCTGGAAAGGACGAAGGTATGAGCCGCTTCATCCTCGACGTCGGAATCAAACTCTCCTCCCACTTCGGCGTCCACGCTGAGTGGTGTGATGTCAACGAAACCCTCCACGCAACCGTCGGGCTCGACTCCGAATCCGCAGGCACGGGATTCGGAGTTCGCGACTCGCAGTTCGTGTTCGAAACCATTGACGAAGCCAAACGAGCGGAGGAGCGGGTACAGAAGGTATTCGGTGATCGTGTCGAATACTCCTGCGTGTACGATGAAGACGATAATGGAGCGGAGGACTTCCTATGAGCCGCGAAGGTGAATTCTCCATCTGTCAGTTCTTCACAGACGGCTCATACGAATACGTCCGTCGCTTCGTCTCCGCAGAAGACGCCGTCCAAATCGCAGCACACTACGTCACAAGCGTTGGTGCGAAGCTGGGCACGACAGTTCGTGTGATCATCACCGACGGTGGTGACTGCATCAACTGGGAATGGGAGTTCGGAAAGGGAATCACGTTTCCAAAACAGGAGGAGAAAGCAAATGGCTGAAAGTACGTTCCGCACGAAACGTCTCTCCATCGCAGAAGGCGTCACCGCCCCCGCATACATCATGGTCCCGCTCTCCGAAGGCAACGACCTCGACCGCTGGCTGTTCAACGACGCAGCGGAGTTTCTCCTTGGCCGCGATTGCGGCACCACCGCTGAGGTGCTTCACGTCTTCAACTTCGGTGAGCGCATGACCGATCAGTTCGAGGAGAACGACGTCATCGACGTCAACGACCGCGACATCGTCCGCGCGTTCCACCACACCCTGATCTCCCGAGTCCTCGCACGGGTGCGCGCATGAACTCCGACCGCTATATCATCGCCCACGACGAGTACATGGGAGTCGAATCCGGCATGTACGAGTTTGTTGGGACTTGGCGTGAACTCCTCGAAATGCTGAACAGCGTCAACGACGGCAATCGTAACGAACCGTTCTCCGACGAAGACCCTCGAACCATCGCGGATCTCTACGACGAACAACTCATCACCCTCTTCAACGAAGCGAACGGTGACGGTCAACCGTATTACATGGTATGGTCAGAGAAGGAAGGAAAGAAGGTGCTGGGATGAAACTCCGAACCTACCGCGCATTCACGTTCTCCGTCCTCGGACTCGGGAGCTTCCCGTTCGACATGCTCCGCTATGACCGTTGCGTCTTCGACGGCTCCGAAGACGTCAACAAAGCCTTTGCCACGGACGTTGTCCGTACGATCCAGCTCATCGCGTACGTTCCCGTAGGCTACAAACTCGAACCAACCACGGCGCGCTGGGCATCCTTCGGTTGGAAGGTTGTCGAAGGCTCCGCTCGCATCGCAAAGGAGTAACCGTTAATGGGCGAACCCTCAAAGGAAGAGCGTCTATACAACGCAGACTTCATGGCCCCAATTCACGCCGCACTCCACGCGTACCTCCACTCCCTTCGCAAGGGGATCGAAGACGTCCCCGACCGCGACCCGGAAGAACGCAAGCAGATGCTCGAGATTTCCGAGCTCGTCCTCACCAGCTTCACCTCCGCATACGAGAAAGGCTACGCCACCAAAGAGTGGTCCAATGAAGAAATCGCCACCCTCGGTGCGATCACTGACCTCCTCCGCGAGGAGCTAGACAAATTCGTCGTCATCCTCAAGAGTCGAATCCTGCTAAACCGCCTACAGGATTCTCTGCTGGACAAACTCACACCAAAAGGAAACGCGTGAACAAAACCTACCGCGTGCTGCTGACGGATGAGGACATCCTCCTCATCCGTCGCTCTATCCAATTCGTCCACCTCGAAACCCTCGAGCGGGGGCATCCGATCTCCGCTCGGCTCGAAAGCGCTCTCGCACTTAGCAACCGTCTCCCAGGAAAGGATGAGTTCAATGCGCAAAAAGCGAAAAGCAAAGCAACCGACAATCAAGAAGCTCCGGCGAATCGGTCGACGAAACGGTCCGCGGGCTCTCGACCGATACCTTCACCAGCACGGCCTCTCTCGGATGGAGGAACTTCTCCAGGAAGCGTACGCAAGACGAAGGCGCCGCGCTCCCTTGCAACGCGCGAGCATCCGAAGCAGGGGCTTCTTTGGTGATGCATACCGCCTGCTGAAGCAGAAGGTTCAGGAGCACCGCAATGCAGTTCAAGAGTAAACGGAAATCCGGCCACTTCACCGACGAACCAACCGACGGTCCAGAAGA